TTGATCTATTATATCATCTTTATCTACCATATTTGGAAACCTCCAGACTTTTCACAGAAATTAGCAAACTCTAATACATGCTTGACATCGAATGGATAATTCTTACTCCAATCACTATCACTTAATTTCTTTGCTTTGTTTTTGTAGTAGTCATCATAAGCATGGACATCACCTCTGTTAAATAGTTTACGCAATCTACTAGCTATGCGTTTTGACTTTGTCTTGGCTATTGTATGTCCATTATTCATGAATCCTTCATTCATATCTTTATCTGTAATAAACTCACAGACACTACATACATAACTCCATAGTGGTCTCCAGAACCATACATTACTCCTAAAGTAAGCACCCTCGCTGTTATCTTGCCACTCAATAACAGCATCCATATGCTCACGATATTCTTTTTCTATCTTTGGATCAAGATATCTTCTGTTGCCATCTACAATCCATGGATCACCTTTTTTCCATGTAGGCTCTGGTGTTGATGTTTCTGGATTCATTCCATGTAAATCAAATCCCATTATAATACCTCCTCATCTTCTACAATTTCTAATGAGAACTCATCCCAACCTAAGAGAATCTGCCTCATAAGTGTTAAGTGTACATCTTTGTGTACTGTGATCTTGTCATCTTCAGATATAGATGCTACATGCTGATGACCTTCTTCTTTATATCCTTCTGTCTTTAAAGTGAAAGGTACAAGTACATCCCATCTCTTCATTACATCATTGTATTTAAATTCAATCATCTGTTCCCCTTATTAGTTCATTTATTAAACATGCAATTATAACAACAGTCATTATAAAACTTATAATACTAGTCATTATGTATTCTCTACAGCTACAAACTTCTCACCTACAAGTTTGCCTATCATTTTATCTCCACCACGAAGACTAGAACCTGTTGTTTGATATAATACAAACACATCACACTCTAAGTCTTCATCGTACCTGCCTTCTACTCTTACACCGGAACTCCAGCCATATGTATGACCTTTTATTCCTGTGGTTTTATGTCCTAACCTACTAGCAGAACCTCTACCACCTTTTATTTCGGCTCTAAAATGTGCCATTAGTTACTCCTTTCTTCTTCTGAATATATATGTTCACCATGCTCTAAGTCTGGAGCATAGTCATCTTTACGATATGGGTACTTATCACTATCATCAGAGTCATAGCACTCATCACAATAGATTCCAGTATATATACCATATGTATCACACCTTGCCCACCAATGCTGAGTTATTGGTCTATGTGACTCTGTTGTATTATCACATCCATTACACTTCTGCTTACTCATACATATCATCCTTGACATTACGTATCATTTTTTTACACTGCATTTCTCCATGAGGGCTTAATCCCTTGTCTTCATAGTCCCAGTTTGTCCTGCCGTCATGCATATCCTGTAAGTCTGCCCAAAACTCAACACCAAGCCCATGCACCTCGTCTTCTAAGCACCAGTCTATCTCATTATGTTCTTCACCAACATCCATAAGCCCCCTAACACTCTCTTCATTCTCTCTCCAATTCTCTGATTGGTACTGTGGTTTTAAGTATCTACCTATAGCACAGTGCTTATCTTCAAAGGTATACTGACAGCTACCATCATCAGCTATACACCTACGCTCCTTTGGGTTATCACCATAAAAGGTTACAGTGTCTTGTATTATCTTTAACATCATATCTTGTTTCTGTTCTTTATTCATTTACTTCTCCTTTTTTATAATCTCTTGCATCTTCATGGTCTGCATCATACCATGCCTCTACAGTATCATGACCAGTTATATGTAATGCTCCATCTCTCATATCATCTTTTAAAAACTCCAAGTAGTCTTCTGATGCTAATCCAATAGGAACATTTGAAAGATATACTCCTACACATACATCACATCTATTAGGGTTCTTCCCCTGTACTTTTATTTTATCCATTTGCTTTGCCTCCCTTGATTACATCGTATTGTTTGATTATTCTTATTATTTCTGTAATTTGTTCAAGTACCTTCTTCTTATTACCCTTGATACCAAATTCTTCCTTTGCTATTGAATATGCAGACCTACCATGTCTCTTCATACCCAATATTTCCAGCTTTAGCATAGATTTAAGTGCAGCTAATCTATACAGTTCTATCTGATGTGGTTTATCTATTATCATTTTCTTTCCTTTCTTTGTTATTTCCAAGTATATGTTCAACATCACCCTTGACAGTTGAATTAACCCATATACTATATCCCTCTTCACTACATTCTACGCAGATAACATCACTATCATTATTAGCATTGTCACCCTTGACTAACTTATCTTTGCAATATTTACAGTTCATTTTTTATTAACTCCCATCTTATCACAACATCTGTATATCCATTGTCTATATATTTAATATATAGTTCTGATGCCTTTTCATAGTTAAGATAATAATCATTAACTTCAGTGCCACCAACCCAGACACTCCAGCCTTTACTTGATTTATTCATTATCCTCTCCTTTTACAAGTTCAACAGTTCTCTTTGCTTCCTGTATTATATACATAACAAAGTCTTCCTCTCCTAAGTCCATAAGCTTTTGCTTGAACTCATCAGCCATCATTTTCTGTTCTAGCCAATCATATCTTACATTCTGCATTTTCTTTCCTTTCTTTTTTAATATTTACCAGAGCTGTCAATACAGTTACCTTTATGTATCTTTATGCCTCTATAATTACTTCGATAGCTATCTTATAGGCTGCAGACTATCAGCTCTGGTTTTTTGTAACAAATCTTAGGGCAGCTACTACATGTTTAGTATTTAATCTACTATTACTTCGAACTGCCCTTTTCTAGTATAACATACAGACCTAGCTGTATGCGTTCCTCCTTCTCACTCCGAAGGGTTCAGTGTAAATATACTCCTATGAAATGATATATCAAATACAACCTCTATTGTACAGATTAAATCATAGTGTTCTTCTGATAACTCTTCTACGTGATACCAATTATCAGTAATACTTGGTCTGTCATACATCTGACAGCACATAAGTGATGCATACCATTCATCTCTACCTTTCTCATTTACAGTCTTGTCATACCATACACTATAATAGTGGTCTGTTTTACTATCTGGTATTATTACTTTCTCCAACCTTCTATATCCTTTAGGATAATGTGGTAATTGTTTTACTACAGGTGATGCTGGCATACTATTCCTCCCCATATATTAATTCATCTAATGTATCTCTGTCCATACCATTATTATCTAACAAGTCCCATGCCATTTCTGGAATTAAATCATCTATTTCCTTTTCTGTCATGTCATCATCAATCCACATATACATATCAATATCAGAGAAATCATGTAAGTGCATTCCAGTCTTGCTTGATACATAATCATTTAACTTACTCCAAGCCAACCCTTGCTTACTCATACTGCCCTTCCTTTCCTTTACTAGTTATCTTTTACTTTCCATTTACCTTTCGTGTACACTTCCTTTACAGCACTTGCCTTCCTTTGCTTTACTCCATAGCTATAACAAGTCCATTTCTTTCCATTAGACATTATACCTTGTGTTACCCATCTTTCACGACCTTCTGTTTCTGTCCATTCCTTTACATTGACATTAGGCATTATATTACCTTTCCTTTAGTTATAAGTTAAGTTGTCAAGTATCTCTTTCACATCATCATAGCATTCGGTACAGACTTTCTTTGTCATTATCAATCTGCCCATTGTTTCATGTATGATTGGATACTTTACTATACTTATGTCCTTTGCTTTCCTTTTATTACTACAGATACTACATTTCCTTTCCTTTAAAGTATAAGTTACTTTGTAAGTATCTTCATCTATTCTTTCTTTCTTTACATTGTACTTATCCATATTGCCTTACCTTTCCTTTATAATCTTTATAAATGTATACACTAACAAATATTAGGGGAAACAAAAAGCCCTAGCTAAATTTAATTAACTAGGGCTTACTTGCTAATAGTTTCCGGAGTCTATTATTTAGATGTTACTTTACTTATGTTTATGTCACTATCTACAAGGAACTCTTCCTTATATACATGTAGCTTAGTGCAAGTATAAGTACCATCTCCATTATCATCTACTATAACACTACCACAAAATTGCTTTGGTGTATAGTCTTTGATGATCTTATTTCCATCACTATCTTTAACTAACTTTCCATCTTTTCTTTCATAGTTAGGCTCGTAATAAGTACCACTATTAACAAGTTTAGAATTACTTACAAATGTATTTTTCATTTGTTGTCTTGCTAGTGCAACATTTGGTAAATCTTGTGCCTCGTTGCCCTTTTTAGTGCTAGTAGTAGCACTTTTAACTTGAGTTTCTTTGATACCTAACTTTTTCATTAAGTTTGACATAATTGTCTCCTCTATTTATTAGTTATTAGTTTAATACAAGGACTTGTCTTTCCTACCTATTCTTTCCTTGTACGTTTCCTTTGTCAAAAAGCAATAGTTAATAATAAAACATTACAATAATATAAAGCAAGATAAATAATTAAATATATTAAAATAATGTTGTTATTAATACTATTAATGGTGTAATTTATAGCATTAATTAAAGAAAGGTAATAAAATGAAAATAAATAATACGTTAATCGATACTATTACAAATTATGGTATCACTATTAAAGATGATGAATTATATTTAGTTGTTAATGGTGTAACTATTAAACTAGTAGATAATAATAAATATCTAAATGAAAGTGAGGTTATTTAAATGGGTAATAGTATGTTTGCAAGTTTTAAATCAAGTGATGAATATCAAAAGTATTTTAGACAAGTGTTAAATAATACAATTAAAGGTAATGAAATGTGCTTGATAATATTTATAGAAAGATTAAGAAGTACAATAATTGAAGAGCAAAAAAATGAAAGGAAGGTTTAATTATGTGTAAATTAAAAGAAGTATTAAAATCGGAAGCTAATGAATATTTTGAATATAATGAAAATTCAAAAGGTGTATTATTCTTTATGCTTGACATAAATGATTTTGTAGATGATGAGTACTATGGCACTATTTATAAAGATGAGAGCCTATTACAAATAGATAATAAAGAAAGTGAGGTTTAATTATGGTAGAATATTACAAGCAAGATGAGATCAAGAAGTATATCAAGGCTAATTTATATAACTATGATTTAAGTGATAAAATTGATATTGAACAAATACACCAAGATTTATTTAATGTTGATTATTTTATCATTGGTTATTATCATTGCGAAAAGTGGCTAAATAACAACGTCTTTGAGTGTATCGAGGTAATAAAAGAATATGAAGAAGATATGTTGGGAGAAGTACAAACCGATTTTAGTAACTCGGAGAATGTTTGCAATATGTATGCCTATATTGTTGGTGAAAGAGTTATTAAAGATACAATAAAAGAGTACTTGTTTGACAAGTGTTATGAGTTAATAACTAGAGATAAGCACGTAGTATTACACCATGAAATAAATAATAAAGTTATGTTAGATAGACTATGGATTAATATGATAACACTTGGTGAGGGTGGATATTAATACACTATTATTTATCGTGATGTGAAAGGTGTTTAAAGCCTCGTAATCATACCACTTGATGCAATAGTATTAAGCCGGTACAAAACATTAAGACCCATTGTAAATGATGGGTCTTTTGTTTTACTTGCCCTTTCTTATAAATTTCAATATTTCAACGAGATTTTATAAAAACCCGAAAAAAGTAACCTAATAAGATTGGCACGAGGGAAAAAAGAGGGGGGATCACGCCGAAAATAAGAGCCACACTCATTCTAAGGTAATTTTTTTGAAAATGGGTATTTTTTTCAACTTTTTGTGACACACGACATATAATACTCTACAATATAACTATATAAGGAACTTTATTATATATTATATATTAATATATATATATTATATAAGAGCAGATTTGTAAATTTTAAAAATTAACTGTATATTTAACCATGGATTTCAAAGAGATAAAAAACACAAAACACTATCTGTATGACAGCAAAGAAGAGTTTGCTATATCTCATCCAACTATACCTCTCCGTCATAACTGGAGACACGGACAAGAAGGTGAATGGGTTTTTACTGATGATGGTTTTGTGTGTCAAATCCTAAAAAAGAGCATTGTAGAGGATAATGGCAAGTCTAGGACTTGCATCCGGACTGTTTGTGGTACATTCATAGCTGAAAGAATGAATAAAGAAATGCTGGGCGAAGATGGTATAGCTGAAAACATATATTCGTTCTCTGGAACAAATGTGTCCCAAAAGGACTTTAACGAAAGAGGACGTAAATCAAGAGAGTTATTGTTTGCTAGATATGTTGCATGTGGGTATGGACTAACAGATGCATACAAAAAAGCCTACCCTAATGCTAAAAACGACCAATATGTCAAACAGCGTACAGAGAAACTCTTAAAAACGGAGACGATTCAAAAAATGGTAAAAACTGAAATTTTAGATATTTTAAAAGAGCATGATGCAACGCCAGAGTATATCATTGAAAGATACAAAACTATTGCAGATATGGCTGAAAATGATACTCATAAGCTAAAAGCACTAGATAGTCTTGCAAAGATGGCTGGACTGTTCGATGTAGCCGAAAAGAAATCAGAGCAAGTTACTGTATGGGCTGGTTTTTCACCTGAACAACTAGAGGAGGTTAATAAACATGGAAAAACAGAGCTTGTCGCACATGCAGAAAAAACCGAAAACGACTAGAAAGAGCAAAAAGAAAGATCCTTGTCCTATTTGCAATGAAGATTTATATCTGGATGAGAAATTTACACAAAGAATTGGACTTTTAGACGATTATGATGAGGTTAAGGGCTGGATGTGTCCTTATTGTAAGTCTGAGTTCGATGAAGAAAGCCATTTAACAAAATTTATGGGAGAAACCGGAATGCGAGGGGAAGCATAATGCCAAAATTTGGAAAAACATCTAAAAAGAGACTAGCTACCTGTGACAAGTCTCTACAAGACCTCTTCAATGAAGTGGTAAAGAACTTTGATTGTTCGGTTCTAGTTGGTCACAGGGGTGAAAAAGAACAAAACGAAGCATATGACAAGGGAAATTCCCAAGTTCGCTGGCCAAAAGGCAGACATAACTCAAATCCGTCAAGAGCTGTGGACGTTGCTCCATATCCTATTGATTGGGAAGATAGAGAGAGGTTTACATATTTTGCTGGGTTTGTTATGGGCGTAGCTGCCGGTTTGGGAATATCACTTCGCTGGGGAGGAGATTGGGACTCAGATACAGATTTATCTGATAATAACTTTGATGACCTCGTACATTTTGAGCTAAAGTGACAAAAAGGGATGCATTAAGATTACTAAACCTATTTGTAGGGCTTACGAACCTCTACATGTGGAATATTAATGGTCTTCCATTTAATTTTGTAATGGGATGTTTAAATATAGGGGTTTTTGTCTTTGGTAAGAAATAATGCCATCTCAAACATTATGCATCATTATTATCGCAAGTATTATCGGCTGGGAGTCAGACAGAGCAAAACCAAAGCCATACCCTATTGGAGAAGGGGATACGTTGATGGTTAGGATCTCTGGGTATGAATTTTGCCCTAAATACTGTGATATAGATCACTTTCACATAGGGCACAAAAAAAACTATAACTGCGAGGTAGATTCATGCAGACATATAATTTATGAAAATAGACTTAAGTAACTTACTTTCATTGCTGTGGATGGCTGGAATGGGATATTTTGTATATCTCATCTATAATGATGTACATTACATCATGGAATTAGTACATGCATATATATCTATGGCAGTGGGACAACTAAAACCTTAGATGGCAAATTTAAACCTGAATGGTGATGTTTCCAAGAATGAGGCACTTTTAGCTACAGCTTATACTGACCTCATCGCCTTTGGTAAATTATTCTCTCCTCAGGACTTCCTTGCCTCTGCTACGCCTGGATTTCACGTAGAGGTAGGGAAGCTTCTTTTAGATAAAGAAAAACAGCAACTAGGACTGGTGTTACCTAGAGATCATGCTAAATCCACGTTAGCAGCTACTGCTATCCTTCATCGCTTCCTTTTTGCCAAAAAAGACAGACCGGAATTTATAGCATGGATTGGCGAGGCTCAAGATCAAGCAATTGATAACTTGAACTGGGTTATGAACCATATAGAGCTTAATCCGGCTATACATTACTACTTTGGGGACATGCAAGGGAACAAATGGACGAAAGCCGAGTTTACACTAACGAATGGCTGCAGAATGATAGCGAAAGGTGCAAACCAGAGATTGAGAGGAAAAAAGCAATTATCGACTCGTTTTACTGGAATGGTACTAGATGACTTTGAGTCAGAGCTAAATACAAAGACACCTGAAGCGAGACAGCAAATAAAGAACTGGGTAACTGCAGCAGTGTTTCCAGCAATCGACTTTGACAAGAATGGGTTCTTGTGGTGCAATGGCACGATAGTTCACTGGGATTCATTCCTCAATGGTTTGGTTGTGGGTTGGAGGGATGCTCGCAAGAGTGGGGAAGCATATTCATGGGAAGTGTATACTAAAAAAGCAATAGAGGATGGTCAGCCTATCTGGCCGTCAAGGTGGCCATTAAAGAAGTTAGAAGAACGTAAGCAATTCTATATTGATAGTGGTACTCCTGCAAAGTTTTATCAGGAGTATATGAATCAAGCAAAATCACCGGAAGATCAGATTTTTGCTGAGGAAGATATAAATGATGCAATTTATAGGGGGAATACTAGATTTGAAGAATCGTCAAACAGTTGGTTTATTAAATTTGATGACGGACACCAAGAGTACGTCAATATCTACATTGGTGTCGATCCTGCTTCAACTGTCGCTTCTAGGAATGATTACAGTGTTATTATGGTTATTGGTGTCACTGCAGAGTATGACTACTATGTTATTGAGTATTGGCGTGAAAGAGTCCTCCCAATGGAATGTGCTGACAAGATTTTTGAAATACTTAAAAGGTACTCCCCTGTTAGGAGGGTAAATATTGAAACAATCGCTTATCAAGAGATGCTACGTGATTATGTTCAAAAGCGTAGTAAGAAGGAAGGATTATTTGTACCTGGCATTGAGCAGGGAATTAAAGGCTATACTCAAAAGAAAAAAGACAGACTGTTTGAGGGGTTGCAGCCAATGTTCAAAGCTGGGGCTGTTCATCTTAAGAAACTCCATCATGAGTTTATTGGTGAGCTGTTGGACTTTCCAAAAGGCTCTCATGATGATACTATTGATGCATTTTGGCTAGCCACGCAGTTTGCTAGAGGAAATCCTAAGGCAGGGACTAAGAAAATGGAGAAACAGAAAGATGGAACTTATAGAAAGGCAAGAAAAGTTTATGATTGGATTACAGGTAAACGTGTCTAATTTGTATATAACACTAATTTTTCAGTAAATTTACTATATGATTAAACAAGATAAAAGAGCAGAAGAGATAAAAGAGCGTTGGAGACGATGGTTCGATGCTCGAACTGATTGGGATACACAGGCTAGAGAAGACATAGATTTTTATTTGGGCAATCATTTTTCTGATGCAGAATCTAGCACGTTGGCTGAGAGAAATCAAATGGGCATACCCCTTGATCGTCTCTATGCTGCCGTTGAGCAGTTCAAGGCTATTATTACTTCAAAGCCACCAAAGTTTACTGCTGTGGCTCGTGAAGATTCTGATGTTAAGTTGGCAAATGTCTGGAAGACTATACTTGAATATATATGGGATAATTCTGATGGAGATGAGGTATTTAAACAAGTTATACATGATTACTCTGTTGCCGGCTTAGGGTATTTTTATGGGTATGTAGACCCAGAAGAGGATTATGGTAGAGGTGAGGTTAAATTTACTTATGTCGATCCATTTAGGGTTGTTGTTGATCCTAATAGTAGAAACAAGTGGTTTGACGATGCATCTGGTATGCAATTATCTACAATACTTACAAGAGATCAATTGCTTGATGCATATCCAATGCTTAATGTACCAGATGATGATGGAGAGGTTTTAATTGATAGTATTGAAAGTGTTTCTTTTTCTGATGATGATTATCCATCCGGAGAAAATACACAGCAAGGAACATCTTTTACACCTGATATAGTAAAAGATTATGATTGGAGTTCATCAGGAGATAAGTATAGGATAATAGAAGATTTTAAGAAAGTTAAAGTTCCTTTCTTTAGAATTATGAATTTATTGACTGGTGAAGAGAAAATTTTAGATAATGATGGACTTGAAAAGCTTTTACAGGATAATGCAACTGCTATTGCTTTTGATAGAGGTGAATTTGATATTGTACAAGTCCAGCAAACACGTATACAATGTACATGTGTAGTGGGTCAAGTTGTTTTATATGAAAAAACATTAGACACAAATATATTCCCATTAGTACCTGTACCAAATATTTGGACTAACACTCCTTACCCGATGAGTGATGTTCGTAAGAACAAGGGATTTCAGAGGTTCTTGAATAAAGTAATGTCTTTAATTACATCGCATGCACAGGCATCGTCTGGCTTGAAGTTGCTTATACCACAGGGTTCTGTACAAGATATAGAAGAACTGGAACGAGATTGGGCGAATCCCAATGCAACAATTGAATATGACGCTTCATTTGGAGAGCCTCACTTTCCCTCTCCACAGCCATTAGCTAACTCTATAATGCAGTTACCTACTATGGTTGAAAAGTATATTGATTTAAATATTGGTATATTTGAAATGCAACAAGGAAATGCTGAGGCAGCTCCTAAAACATCATCTGGAACTATGATGATGGAAGATTTTGGTCAAAGACGTTCTAAATCAAAACTAAGAGATGTTGAGGCAAGTTTAAAGAGGTTGGGTAAATTGATGTATCATTTAGCTAGGGCTCACTATGATTATAAGAAAACATTTAGAATAGTACAGCCTAACAATGATTTAACTGAATACACAGTGAATAAAAGAATGTATGATGATAAGACAAGGGAGTTATTAGAAATTGAAAATAATTTATCTATTGGAAGTTTTGATATACGAATTATTGGTAATTCTACTATGCCTTCTAATAAGTGGGGTGAGTGGAATATTTATATGGAGGCGTACCAAGCAGGACTAATAGATAAAGTAGAGGCACTTAAAAAGACAGAAATATTTGACAAAGAAGGTGTTATGGAAAGAACTGATAAGATTGCATCACTTGAAGGACAGCTCGCAGCAGCTCAAGATCAAATTAAGAAACTTGGTGGAGATCTTCAAACTGCACATCGTGAGTCAGTTCAATCACGTAAAAGAGTTGAAGTTGAGAAGTTTAAAGGGAAACTCAAAGAACAAGAATTTGATACTAAAACTAAAAATAAAGTATCCATTGATAAATTATCAAACGCTGTTAAACTCGAAACTGAGAAATTACGTTTAGCAACAGATGCAGAGAAACGTAGTCAAGCTCAAAAAGGTAAAGAGAGATAGCATACATAAGGAGTAAACAATGTCAGATCAAGACGTTATCGCTTCTGTTGTTGGAGATCAAGATGGTCAAACCAACGAAGCAGGAGTAGGGCAAGATGAAGGAACGATTCACGAAGAGAGTTCTTCACAAGATTGGGAATCTCAAGCTAAGTATCACCAATCAGAGAAGGATAAGCTCTACGCTGAAAATCAACAGCTTAAACAATATGAGAAAGTAGGCAAGTTTTTGGAATCACGTCCAGACTTAGTTGAAAATCTAATGTCTGAGGTAAATGGTCAACCAAAACAGCCGGTTATTGAAAAGCCTGAAGAGTTCGATCCTTGGGAAGCCTATAATGACCCATCATCAGCATCTTATAAATTTAGGATGCAAGAGATGCAGAATGCTATAGATGGTGCAGTTGACGAGGCTGTAAGTGGAATACAAGTGCAACAAGGAAAAACAAATTTGAGAGCTCAATTATCCTCTAGGGGACTAGATGATGCTCAGATAAATAATTTTTTCGAGTTTGCTGAAAGACATCCATCTGAATATGGCTTAGACAATGTGCTAAAAATGTGGCAAGCTGTAACTCAAGCACCTCAGGAGTCTAGAGAGAATCCTTTGAACAAGGTTCGTCAAAATCAAACTACTCCTACATCAGCTGGAGTCCTTCAAGGACAACAGCCTGTAAGGAAGAATGATCTTGATGTAATGTGGGAAGGGATTAAGAACTCTGGGGACAAAATCAAGTTTTAATTAAATAAAAAATAATGGAGAAATAAAATGGCAATAACAGCAGGACAATTGAAATCGTCCAATATAACAGCTGCAGCCACTAGTGCTGATGTCGGAACAGCTCCTGATCAACGGAGACTGTATGACTTTAGTGATAGGGTCGCAGAATTATCGCCAGAAGAGTCACCATTTTTTGTTTATCTAAATAAAATGTCGAAAAACCCTACTGATGATTCTCTATTTCGTTTTTTAGAGAATAGATCAAAAATCGACTGGACAACTCGTACATTTGAATTAGCAGCTCAAGTTAATGGTGGATCTGCAGTTAGTGCAGGTTCACAATATACATTTACTGTTGATGATAGTTCTAGTGGTTCAGCAACTGATGTTAATTGGTTACAAAAAGGTATGGTTTTCGCAGTACAAACACTTGACACAACAGCTGGTACAAGTTATGCTACAGTCCGTATAGATTCGGCTGTGACAGATACTGGTTCAGCTAATACATTTACAGGCAGAGTAGTAGCATTACCTAGTTCTGATTTTGGTGGTGACTACGCTGTGATGGCTAATAATGCTAAATGTCAAGTTATCGGTACTTCTTTTGAAGAGGGCTCAGGCTCTCCTGATGTATGGTCAAAAAGTCTTGATGATGATTATGGTTATACACAAATTTTCAAAACTGCTGCCGAGATGACAAATACTGCGATTGCGACTAAATACAGAGGATATGCAAATGAATGGCAACGAATCTGGAATCTTAAACTAAGAGAACATAAAGTTGACATAGAGCGTGCAATGCTTTTTGGTCAGCGTAATCGTGTTGATGGTATTCAGTATACTGAAGGTATTGTTGGTCACTGTGTGGCTAATAGTGCTCCAACTTCCGGTGATGGTAACTTATCTTACACACCAGGGGTTGCATACAATCGTACATTAGCAGAAGCTGAATTTACTTACGATAGATTATTATCTGACTTTGAAGTCTTATTTGATCCGGCTCGTGGTGGTTCATCTGCCAAGCTTGCTTTAGCAGGTCTTCCAGTTATAACTTTATTCAATAAGTTTGGTGCTGGTGGTTTGATAAAAGAGCAATACGATGCTGCTACTTACCAAAGACATGATATTAGTGGCTATGTTGATGGATCTTATGGTCATAAATTGCTTGCAGTTAATACTGTGCATGGCGATATAAACATAGTAAGAGAGCCTTTATTTAGACAGTTCTCTAGTGCCTATATGATGATAGTTGATATGCAACAAGTTGCTTATCGACCTCTTGTTGGTAATGGTTTAAATCGTGACACTCATATTATCACTAATGTGCAACAAGCAGATGAAGATTTACGTAAAGATATGATTCTTACAGAAGCAGGTCTTGAAATAACTCTTCCTGAGACACATTGTTTATATAACTTTGAAGCTGTAGTATAAGGAGATAAATAATGAGAAGCGATAGATTAAACGAGAGTAGTGGTAGCTTTGGAGAAGCTAATCAGAAGGTTGTAAATATCAATGTTGCAACATATACTGTGCTAGCAGCAGATTCAGGTACAATTTATGACTTGAATCGTGCAGCAGGGATTGTAATTACACTTCCTGCAGCAGAGCCTGGATTAGTATATGAGTTCCATGTAGGAACTACATTTACTGGAACATTTGGTATAGATGCAGCCTCATCTTCAGATACTTTACAAGGAAACATTCTTCTTGTAGATAAAGACACTGTAGGTGCACATGTAGCTTCTAATGCTGGTGCAACAGTAGGATGGTCTTGTCCTGCTGCTGCAGATCATCAAATAGTTGCTGATGCTGACACTAAGGGTAGATTTATAGGTGGTATGGTAAAATATCAATGTATATCTGAATCTAAGTGGCAAATATCTGGCATGCTATATGGAGATGGTACTCTAGCTACACCATTCACATAAACTGAATAAATAAGGTTTAACAGTTTTAGTTCACTGTAGGGGAAATCGTATAAAGGGTTTCCCCTAAAGAACTTTCAAAATTTAACGAAAGGAAACTATGCCATTTAAATCAAATAAGCAAAGACGTTGGATGCATTCAAATAAGCCGGAGATGGCTCAACAATTTGAAAAATATCCAGATGGTGGGATGCTCACTGGAGAGTCTCATGCTAGAGGTGGTATTCCTATTGAAGCTGAGGGTGGAGAGTATATAATTAAAAAAGATTCTGTCAATCAAGACACGATAAATACTTTAGAACATATCAATGAGCATGGAGACTTACCTGTTTCTGATGCTAGAGAAAGGAGAAATCAATAATGCCAAAAGTAGGTGGAAAAAAATTCCCTTATACAAAAGAGGGCGAAAAAGCTGCAAAGGCATATGCAGGTAAGACAGGTGATAGTGTAGATAAATATTATGCAGGTGGGTCTGTTACAGATGCACGTCAAAGAGGGCAAACATATCAAATGGGTGGAGTTGTAGATCCATTTTCATCACGTAATCCACAGAATGTTGGGCTTTCGCCTGAAGGTGATCCTACGATGCCATCTTCACCAATACCTCCCCCTGAGAATCAGCTTGGAGATAATCCGGTTATTGGGGCAGCTGCTCCTGCTCCTGGGGCTGTAGAAGAGGGTGAAGCACCTCCTGCTATCCCTGGTGCTCCTGCTATGTCTGGTGGTTCTCCTCCAAATGTTATGGGTGAAGCTGATGCTCCACAAATGAAATTTGGTGGTTTAGTTACAACAGATGCAAGAGATCGTAAGCAAACATTTGAAGAAGGTGGTGAAGTAAAACCAGTAGCAGCTAGAGGCAAATATCCACAAGAATTTGCAAAAAGACCAAAGTCTGAGGCAAAAGACGTTACTGATGTTGTTAAAGAATCGAAGGTCTCTACTAAAGGTGAGAAATTTACTAAGTTAGCTTCCACAGCTTTAGGAGGGGCAATGGGAACTGTGGCTGGACATGCTATTGCAGGCAAATTAAAAGAGCGAAGGCTTAAGAAAAAGGCAAAAAAAGTAATAAAAGGAAAGAAGAAATAATATGGCTATAATATTTTACTGTCATAGATGCAATAAAAAAGGTGAGTTTGAAACCAAGAAAGAAATGCACTGCGATTGTGGTAGCTATGTTGATGATAGTGATAGATCAAGCAATTATATAAATATGAGAAAGACGTTATCCGGAACTACCAAAATGGAGTTTAATGCAATTAGTATGGATGACTCTATAAGAAAGATGAGTGAATAATGGCTACTAGCTCATTTAGTGCAAAGATAGAAAATCTTATAGGGCAGACATCTCTTGATGAGGATGCCTTAGATGATTGGCTTTCAGAAGCTGTAATTGAAATAATGAATATAGCTCCAGATAGATTTTTATATAAATGCTCTAGTATAACTGAGCTTGCTGATGGCAATGGGATGGATTTAGATGGTAAGGGTAAGATAATTGATGTAACAAGAAATGATGCTGATACTAGTGGGAAAAAACAACCATGCAGACAGGTTAATTCAAAATTTATTGGAAGGGTTGGAGATTCCGAAGATTTATTATTTTATGCAACTGTGACTGATCCTGTCTTTATAGTTCAGAACTCAATATTGTATGTTTTCCCAACTCCCACTTCAAATCAGAAAGGATATATACAGCATTTATCATATCCTACTGTCGATGCAAGTCATAATGCTATTGCAAATTTTCCTGATGAGGCTGAGTATGTTATAGTTTTATATGCAGCAATGAAGCAAGCTGCTCAAAATATGCAAGCTGAGTTAGATAATGAAGATTCTGAGCTTTATGGTATGTGGTCACAAAGGTATCAAATGCTATCTCAAGACTATCAAAGAGGTTTAGCTGGGTTTGCAAAACAAAGTGGAGGTAGAAAATGACAGTAAAGAATATTATTTCACAGATAGAGAAAGCTTTAGGCAGACAGCCTGAGAATTATATAATGCAAATTTTAAATGATGGGTTGATAGATATAGCTAATAATAAAGGATCTTATATTGTTTCTTCTACCACAGATTTAGAGTACAGGAAAAGATGGTACGAACTATCTTCTAGAGTTTTAAGTATTGAAAAAGTAGAAATATTAGATACTAATGATAGATATATTATGATTCCAAAACTTAGTGATCCCCATAGAATATTAAGAGGTGATACAGATGCTTCAGATGGAGAACTTAAATAATGGCTAAAAGAGACTTCCCTAATGATAATTTTGTATGGTATAATGATGATAGAAGATTAGCAATACTTTCCCAAGATACTGAATCTACATCTAATGAAAAAACTACAGAAAAGTATGATACATGGCAAGGAAGTGGGAATTTAAGTGGGACTATAACTGCAACAAGTACTTCGGCTGGTTCAAGCGTAGCTATAACATCTGCTTCTCATGGTTTAGCTGTTGGTGATAGAGTTACTGTTAGTGGAACTACTAGTTATAATTCTACATATACTATAACAGCTGTAACAACAAATACTTTTACTGTAGGTGCTACAAATAGTGAGTCTAGTGAAACTGGGTCATGGGTATCGTTATTTATAGATAATGGATTACGTATTACATATAAATCTAAGTATGAAACTGTAGATGCTATTACTGATGACTTAGATGCAGATATAGGATTAGATACAAGTCTACATCCAGCTCTAGTTGCCTATGTAAAAGCAAGATTGCATGAAGATGCAGGTGATGTTCAAAAGTCACAATATTATTTAGCTATGTATCAAAAATTAATGATGAGACAAAGGTCAAGAAAATCTGGCGTTAGAGTTTTATCAATACCAGGACTTTAAGGAGAATATATGTCATCAACAAATACTTCATGGTCAGTAGAGGGTAATACGAAGGCTGGTGGAAGTTTAGCTTCTTCTAGCTCTGATATATCCATACAAGCAACAAAAAAATTATATTTAGATGGTGGTGGTAATACCTATATAACTGAGTCCTCAGCAGATACATTTGATTTATATGTTGGTGGTATTCAAATGCTAACAAGTTCTGCTAGTGTTCTTGCTATAAATGAAGGAAGTGTAGACGCAGATTTTAGAGTAGAATCAAATGGCAATGCAAACATGTTATTTGTAGATGGTGGTAATAATAGAGTTGGGATAGGGACTAGCACCCCACCCTCTGATTTTGTAGTTTCCAATGCAAATGATGGTGGTGCAGCTTCTTTGATTATACAAAATCCTCACTCTGGGGCAAGCACAGATGAGACTGCTGAACTTTATTTTAGTTTTTACAATAGTGGTGATGCTAATAGCTCTACGTTTGGTGCAAAAATAGTAGGAGGAAAAGAGGAAACATTTGCAGCTAGTGGTACTCGATCTGGATTTTTAGCATTTCATACAAAGGCTGACGGAAGTTCTGCTGAAAGAATGAGGATAGATAAGTCTGGTAAAGTTGGTATTGGAGCTACTTCGCCATCAAATTTACTTGAGATTGCATATGAAGATACTGGTACACAAGGGAAAGGTCTTTTATTAGCCAACACAGATACAAGTATAGCTGGTGATCAGCTTCTTGGCTCTATTGGATTTGATAGCTATGATGGGAATGTTCCTGATAATAATTTAGAAGCATCTGCTTATATAGCTGCTTATGCTTCGGAATCTCATGGAACTAGCGATAAAGGTGGTTATTTGACATTTGGCACTGCTCCAGAAAATCAGGATGATGACACTACTTCTAGTGAACGTATGAGGATTCTTGATAATGGTAATGTTGGTATTGGGACTACTCCTGGATTTCCTTTGCATATTGTTGGGGCAAAGACAACATCTTCTACTACTACTTTTTCACAGCTTAGAATTGAAGATACTAGCGATTTTGATGGTTCTCCTGTTGCAGGAATAAGTTTTTCTGGTAGAAATATTGATGGTTCTACTGGTGCTGTAGCTTTAGGTGCAATACATGTAAAGAAATTAAATTCTACGAGTGCCAATGAAAGCTCTGTGATGGAATTTCTCACAAGATTAGAGGGCTCTAATCCAGCAGTAGCAATGACAATAGATGAAAATGGAAAAGTTGGTATTGGGGAGGACACTCCAACTGCTTCACTCCAAGTCAATCAAGGAGGGTCAACAGCTGCTATAAATGTTATGAAATTACATCAGAATGATGCAGATAAACCATTTATTGATTTTTCAGGAAGTACTGGGGGTGCAGAGACAAGGAGTGTATCTACCGATACTACTGAGAATGATGCTAAATTTGGTGCTATAATGATACAAATAAATGGAGTAACAAAATGGATTAGGGTTTATGACGGAGCACAATAAACAGAATAAAATAAATAACAACAATGAGGAGAAAAATGGGAAATAATAAAGTAGTAGAAAAAAAAGTAGAAGAGAAAAAGGCTGATCCAAAAGAAGTATTTCAGTCTTTAAGGGTTCAATTTAATGAACATCAAAAACAAGCAGAGCATCATTCAACGATGGCTGTTAAAGCTCAAGGTGCAATGGAAGTATTAATACAAATGCATCCGGAGTTGCAAGAAACTAAATAACTCATTCACGCCAGTCATGGCTTAGAGAAACTCTTGAAAGGAGAATAAAATGGCAGGTTTACAAAAATATACAGTTCAAGAAGCAAATAACTTACAAGTCTATACAGGATATTCATCACAAACTATAACTGTTGATGATGATGATGCAGATAACGCAGGAACTAATTGGCTTACAAGTGGTGATGGGCCAGCTAAAGAAGTAACTTTTGTTCCGTTTAGTGGTGATGCTACAGCTGTAATTAAAATATGGCTTAAAATAAATGGAGGATATGGAGATCCAATAACTGTTAAGTTTGATGATTTTCCAATAACTTTTAATAATTTATTGATAGATCAAGTTAAATTGCAAAGTGACAGTGGGGATAGCACAGCAGAAGTTTTTGAAGTAATATCTTTTCACTAAGGAGATTAAATGGCTAAAATAGGTCAAAAAAATAAATTACCTATAAGTAATAGTGATTTAAAAAAATCTATTGTAAAGAGGAATCAATCTTTAGACAGGAAGAATAAAGCTCTTGATATTCAAATTAAGAATAAAGAGAAAGAGATAAAATCTTTAGAAAAGGAATGTGATTCTAATTCTAAAAAGCTTGGGAAATTATATAAAGATGTAGAGTTTCAAGAAGAAAGATTCCAACATATAAGTGGTGCTAATCATTCTAATGAGATGCTTTTAAAGTCTAAGCTTGATAAAATATCAGATATTGAATCAAAATGTGATAAAGGAAGAGAAATCATCGAAGGCTTGATAGAACAGCAAGATAAACTTAATTCTGATATTGAAAATCTTAAGTTTTATAAAGTTAAATGTGAATCATATAAAGTTGATCTTGCCGGACTTCAAGTTAAAAAAGATAAAGCCTTAGAAGATATTGACAAGTTTGAAAACAAGATAGATGACCTTCGTATAAAATATAATACTAAAATAGCTACTTATGAAGTTGAATATGATAAACTTGAAGAGAAAGCTAAAAAACATGAAGATATGGTTCATCAGTTTGAGCAACGTCTGTTTGAGACTAAGGATCAAATGTCAGATGAAGAGAAGAGCCTTGAGAATGCTAAGAAAAAATTTGAAAAAGAAAAACAAACTATGAATGATGAGCTTCAAGCTATTAAGAATCTTAAAGACAATACTGAAGATAAGTATATTGAATGGGAACATAAGATAGTTAAGATTTCTGAAAAAGCAAAGAAAGAAGAGGAGCGTATTAAAAAGGCAAAAGCAAGATTTGCTGAGTGGCGTATTGGAGCTCTTGAAGAGGTTGCAAGGATGAAATTAAAAGGAAAAGTTGAGAATATAGATAAAGCTGGATTATCGGAGATATTAAATGGGTAGTGTAGGTACAGGTGCTGTCCAAATAGTTGATTCCAGTGGTGATGCAATAGATGATGCTGCTACTGGTGCTCTTAAAATAAAAGTAGACTCAGGTGGTGGTGCTGGTACTCATGGTTCTTCTGTCGTTGCTGATGGAACACAAATACTTGGAGAGGCAAAGGTTGTTGATGGTAGTGTGTTTCCAAATATTGTATCTGAAGGTCAAGCTGCTAGATTAGCATGTTCACGATATGGTGTTACCTATGCTACGTTAACCAACGATAGTGGTGCTAAACCTGCTATAAATATAGATGCTAGTGGGATGCCTGCTGCTCCAGTGCTTGTAAATGTAGGTGGTGAGTATAGAAGTTCATATACTTCATATAGTGATGGAGATGCTGCTTTATTACAATTAGATGCACATGGTTTTCTAAGGGTCAGTATGGAAAAATATGCATTAACACTAAGTAGCGATAGTAATCCAAATATGGATACGCAGACAGTGGTTGGGACATATTCATTGCTAGCAGGAAGAGTAGATGCAAATACAACAGTAGGAATTACATGTGAGGATAGTACTCATAATGCTTTGCATGTAGCTATAACTGATGGAGCAGGTATTGCAAATATCAATAGTAGCAATCAGCTTGAAGTGGAAGTAAAAAGTATTTCAGCAGGAGATAATAACATAGGAAATGTAGATATAGCATCTATAGCAGCAGGGGATAACAATATAGGAAATGTAGATATAGCTAGTATAGCAGCTGGAGATAATAATATTGGAAATGTGGATATAGCCAGTATTACAGCAGGTTCTAATATAATAGGAAAAGTAGGACATGATATTACTGGTGGAGGTGATGGAGTGACAACTGTTTCAAGTGCTGGCACTGATGTAGCTTTAGCATCAAGTACTGCTTGTAAGAAAGTTGATATACAGGCACAAACTGACAATACTGGATTAATCGCAGTAGGGTTTACTAGTGTAGATGCTACTGAGGCTACTGGTACTGGTGTCATATTATACGCTGGTGATGTTTATTCTTTAGAAATTAGCGATTTAAACCTTATTTATATTGATGCAACTGTAAGTGGAGAAGGTGTGAGATACACCTATTTTACATAATATATGGGTGCTAATAAAATATCAATCAATAAGCATAATTTAGTGCAAGATACTACGTTGGCTTCAAATAAGAAGCTTATATTTGGAGAGGCTGGTGAACATATTGTAGGTGATGGAACAGATATAAATGTAGTATCTGATGAAGATATTAATTTCAAAGTTGGCTCTAATAAAAGATTGCAAATATTTTCTGCTGGAACTGAACGTGCCTTTATTTATGTTAGTACTAATCTTTTAAAAGTTGCTGGTTCAACCTCTAGCGTTGAAATAGAGATTGAAACTTCAGCAGCTAAAGATATTGTCTTAGATGCTGGTGGAGTGGTAAAGTTTGAGGCATGTGCAGCTGGATTCGATAAGCCAGCCAATTATGACGATGATACAAATGTTACTATTGATTTTACAAATTGTAATAAAGCTCATTTAGATTTAACTGGTGGAAGTATAAGTGGAACATTATCATTAAAATTTCCTGATGTTTCTGGTAATTTTGTTTTAGTTGTAGAACAGGATGGTTCAACGAGGACTATTGCTGCTTTTAAGGCTTTAGATTCTGCTGGTAATGATGCTGATAATGATGGTGGTACTGGTGGAGCTATTAGATGGTCTGGTGGTACTGCACCAGATTTAACTGATGGTGGTAGTAAAAGAGATATTTTAAGTTTTTATTGGGATGCAGATGAAGAAGTTTGCTATGGCGTTGCGAGTTTAAATTTTTAATGGCTAATTTTATTTTATTGCCAGATGGAACAACAGGTACTAATAATTGGTCATGTAGTACTGGTAGTGACTTTGTTGATCTTGTAGATGAAGATGATGATTCTACTTATGTTTGGGAAACATTGCAAAATGGGGAAATAACATATACACTTGCCAATCCATCTGTAGCAGAATCAGGTATTGATTTTGGAGAAGATGTGACAGTTACCCCAAGGGTTCATGCACACTATACTGGAACTGGAAGTGTGAATATGACAATACAATTAACAGGAACTGGTATACTTCGAGTTGCAAGTACAGTAGCTGTAGATAACTCAGCATATCCTGCTTATAGTGGTAGTGCCACTACACTTAAATCTCCTGGGACAGCTTGGGATTATACAGGTCTTGAAAATGTACAAATAAAAATTAAATGTACTGGTAGACCTGCAAGATTTAAATATTTAAGAGTTGCTTATATGTATTTAGATGTTGATTATACAGAAGCTGCAGTAGTAGCAACAACAGATAACTCAGTATTTTTTGGGACAAATTTTTAACAATTATGAGGGTTTATGGCAAAAAGCATAGTTAAAAGAGCAATAGTAACGCCAGATAAACATTTCCCTTTGGCTGATAAGAAGGCAATAAGTTGCTTATGTCAATCAATAGAAATAGTAAAACCAGATATATATGTAGATTTAGGAGATGTAGGAGAATGGGAAGGTGCTTCACATTGGAAGTGGAAGAAAAAGAAAAGACCTCCACTAGAATACCAAACTCCAGCTATTGAGAAAGATATAAAAGCTGTAAACAAAGGTATGGATCAAATAGATGAGTCTCTTGACAAGGCAAACTGCAAAGAGAAACATATGATAGAAGGCAATCACGATGATTGGATGAATAGGTTTGTCGAAGAGCATCCATTCATGGATAAATATAGGTTTGAAAAATGCGTAGATTTAAAAGGAAGAGGTTATACGTATCATCCAGTGGGGAAATATTTTCAGATTGGGAAACTAGCACTGTATCACGGACATCACTTTGCTGGGATAAATCATACAAGGAATCACTTGATGAGGCTTGGAAAGAGCATTATGTATGGTCATCACCACGATATTCAGCAGTCATCAGTTACCCATCTGGATGGGGTAAAGTCAGCGTGGAGTATCGGATGTCTAAAAGACATGACAGCAGGAAAAAATAGCTTTTTGCAAAATAGAATGCATAATTGGAGTCATGCATTTGCAATCGTAGATTTCTACAATAAAGGCTTTTTTACTGTTCATGTAATACAAATAATAGATGGTAAGACCTCTTTATGGGGTGAACTAATAACAGGGAAATAATATTATGAAAATACCAGAACAACAAAATATGCAAGATATAGAACGTCAAAAACCTGATAAGCTTGTTGAAATATTTGGTGAGAAATCAAGAGACTTTGATGACTTACAAGAGGTAGTTGCAAAGGTTATGTTTGATGCAACTAAAGACGATCTTAAAGATAGTGAAGAAAAATAAATGGAAGGAATAGTAGATACATTAAAAACAACAGGAGCAGGAATGAGTGGATGGTGGTTATCAGTTAGTGGATGGCTTCCGGAGGTTGTATCCCTTTTAGTGGGTATTGCAACTTTAACGTACTTAGTGATTAAAATATATAAAGAACTAAAATAGAATGGGGGATTTAGTTGGATATAATAGGTATAATAGAAACTGTTGGTATCCCAGTCGCAGTGGCGATAGGTTTGGGTTATGCCCTTATGTATCTAATAAAATTTGTCACAAAAGAAGTAAAAGCTGACATAAAGAATTTGTATGATATTACTGTTAAGCTTATAGATAGTAATAGAAAAGCAAAAGATGAAACAAAAAAAACAATGACATCAGTTAACACAATAAAAGATATAGTAATTAAACTATTTAAAAAAGGAGAATAGAATGCCAGCAATATTAGGATTTATAACCAAGACTTTTTTAACAGAGGCAATGTTAAAGAAACTTCTTATAGTTCTTGGTGATTATTTAGTTGCAAGCTCTAAGAATAAGCTTGATGATAAACTATGGGCACAAGTTAAAAAGATTTTAGTTAAGTAGTATGGCGAAACCATTATCATCGCCAACAAATTTCTTCACTGGAGGACTTGGTATTGGAGGAGGGTCTATGACATTTAGCCCTACAGCTATGAGTTCTATGAGATCTTTTGCACCTACTCCAACTCCACCACCTCCTCCTGCACAGGTAGCTCCACCACCACCACCTACTTTAGAAGCTTTGAATAACCCTAATAGATTTAGTGGTTTAAATATTGGATTTGGTAATTTGTTTGGCTCACTGCGAACAATGCATGGACAGGGTAATCTTGCTAATAAACCTCAGCCTGCAGGTACTATTGCTGCTCCACCACCTCAACCTCCAACTGTTGTAGATGCAGGAATTGCAAGTGGTGCTACTGTAGATGCAAGTATGTCTGCTGGTGTTGGAGATACTTATGATCCACTTGATTTTAATAAGGATGGTGGGGTGAGTGTACTAGATATGGTGGCTGGTCGAGCACAAGGAGCTTCCCCTGAGGAACTTGAAGCTATAATGAATTATGGACTAGGGAAGGACGAGGGTGGTGATGCTCCAGATCCTTTGGCTTCTCAAACTTTTGAACCTGATATGGCTACTGTCAATCAAACTGTTCCAGTCCCTTCATTGACAAGTGCTTCTAATGTGGGGTCTATAGCACCTACAGGAAATGTTAATTGGAAGGCTATTCCTGGGGGTTTTCAACCTTTACCAGCAATGTCTGGGCAAAGAAAGAGACTTTATCAATTATCTCAATTTCATGGTGGTATAAATCAAAAATCTTCTCCAAGGGATATTGCTGACAATGAATGCCAAGAAGCTACAAATGTTACATTCTCAAAAATTGGAAGAATAATGCCGGTTGGTGATATTAAAGGAACTAATAATAGTATAACTGTTGGTGATAATGATGATGTTACTGGTGCTGATGGTGGTGCACCTGGGTTTGGGTTATTTCAATTCAATGCTGTTGTTGACCAAGATGGAGCTTCAGGTCAAGAAACTATTACTTTGACTGCTGATGGTAATCACGTTGATGCTTATAGTGCAGGTGGTGGTAATGATAGTGCATGGATGACGCTTGGTTCTACTGATAATCATGATGTTGCACAAGTTTATTATGCTTTTCAAAATGGTGTATTTGCTGGAGATGCTAGTTTTCAAAATACTCCAAGGGCAAAGATTTGGGTTTATAGAGAAGATGCTGGTAGTAATACTGTTAGTGGATGGGTTGAAGGAAAGTTCATGATTGATTCTCCAACTTATGATTCTGATGCTGATGACGATATGGCTGCAGGAACAGTTAAATGTACTCATAATGGAGGAACTGCAAGCGTTAATGGAACATTAATTGCTGATTGTGCTCCAACCGGAACTGGTACTTGGAATGGAACATATTTTTTCTATATTTCATGGCTTTTTGATGAAAGTCTTGAGACTGGACTAACTTCTTTTGGAACTGATGATGGGGATGATGCTGCATCTAATGGAATTGCTTTTAGTAATAACAAGTTAAGCTTTAATCTTTCACTAGTCCATGCTAATGCTAAGGCTCTTGGTGGAGATAAAAGAATATATGGTGCAAGAATATATTATAAGAAAAGTGGCG